TCATTGATTGCATTGCGCAAAAGTGGTCTTGGGACAGTGGGGGTCGGATGGTGGGACATCAAAAGCGTCCCCGACACCATAAACGGTCGCCCTTGCCATGGCTCGGGTGACTGCCGGATGGGCGTGAAACCACTCCCGTTCGATCCTGTACTTCGCCAACTGATCGTGACAGTGCCGCTCATCGTGGCGTGTGCCCGGGACGGCTAGGAAGCTATCCACTTTCCCAGGGATCGCGGTGCGCAGGTTCGATATGCGATTGAACGGGTCCGCCGAATAGCCGATCTTGATCGTGTCGCCGATGCGCAGGAAATAGACGTAGCCGGCGCGCAGTCGGGTATGCCTTGGTGCCTTCGGCGCGGGTCGCTTCTCAACCCGAACCGGCTTTTCCTGCCCCTTCGAAAACAAGCGGATTCCGTTTCGCGCGGCGGCATAGGCTCGGTCGAAGTCCGGATGCTTTGGCCCACCAGGAAGCCGGATCTGCGGCGATCCGGGGCGCCTATAGTACCACCGCTCAGCCCCTTTTGCGTCGCGGTCGCAGCGTAGATATTTTGGTCTCATCGTCACCTCTTGGGACAGAAAACTGGCGGGCCACCCCTTCGGCCAGGCGCTTTCGCTGGGCGGCTTTCGTGTAGCGGCGGGCCTCGTTCGAATTGTCGGCCCAGCCGAACCATGCGTTGAGCTGCTTCTCGCTGGCGCCGAGTTCGGCCAAGCGGCTCGATGCCGCCTTGCGGAGACCGTGGGCCGTGCAATGGGGCAACCCGGCCTTGTCGCACCAGTCGCGGAACCGGTTGCCGAAGCCAGCCGCGCTGAACGGCTTGCCGTATTCGGTCACGAGGAACGTCATCTGCCCCTTTGGCGCATGGGCCAGCTCCTCGGCGAGCGGCGGCAGGATCGGGATCGTGACGACCTCTTCATTCTTCACGGCCTTGAAGGTCAGCCATCCGTCATGGATCATCTGCCGGCCGAGCCGAACGACATCGGAGCGCCGGACGCCGGCATAGAGCAGCAGCGCGAGGGCGAGGCGCTGCTTCGTGCCGGGCGGCCAATGAGCCTCGTATTGCCGGACCTCGCCTTCGGTCCATGTGTGGAAGCCGTCGCTCTTTACGGCGAGCTTCGGAACATTGGCCGCCGGATTGTGGGTCGCCTTCTCTTCGGCGACGCCCAGCGGAACATCGCGCGCAGCGCCTTCAGCCGCGCGTTGGCGACCTCCGGGCTGTCGGCGCGCTCGTCGCGAAGCTGCCGCACGTGGCGCTCCTGCATCATTCGGAAGCGCTTGTGCCCGTGCTGCTCAGAGATCTTCGCGAGGATCCTCCGGCGGGCGGCTTGCGTGCTCGGCTTAAGGGCATGCAGGAAGTGCGGCGAGGCGGTGTAGCGGTTGACCAGCCATGCCAGGCTTTCGGGCTGCACCTTCAGCGGCTCCGGCTTCGGCGCATGGGTCGCCTCCAGCGCGCGGGCATATTCGATGTGGAAGGCCTCGGAGCCGGGGGCTTCGCGCAGCCGGATCGATCGGCCATTGCGGCGGACATAGACCCGCCCATCCCGCTCCAAACGCAGATACTTGAGCTTGAGAAGCACGGCCGCCTCGTCAGGCCGCGACATTGTCCTCGTCCCACTCATTGCGGCCGGCGTCATCTTTTAGGGCGTCGAAGGCGGCGTCAAGATCGCGGATATCCCAGATGGTGCAGCCATCGAGCTTGAACGGTTTCGGCATGCGGCCGTCGCTGACCAGCTCATCGAACTTGGTCGGGCTGACGCCGATATACTGCGCCGCCTCCGGGCGGCGGAGTCCCCGGCGGGGGCCGGGCGCGGGTTGAGGAAGGCGAACCGGCTCAGCCATCGCGCGCCTCGTCCTGGCGCTCGGCTTCCATATCGGCCGCGACAGCGGCGGTGAGCGCCTGGCGCTTCCGGCCTGCGACGCGGGCGGCTTCGCCCGCCTTCGACTTTGCCTGCTTCTCCTGGAGGTCATGGAACGCGACGTCGGCCTTTTTCTCGGCGATGCGTGCGGTCGGGCCATAGTGATAGGTGGGCTGCGCCCAGCGCCAGCCGGGTTTGCGCCCCTTGCCGACCGCCACGGGCACGGTCATGGACAGCTCGCAGACGAAGCGCCGGCTGCGGGGGCAGCTCTCGTCCCGGCATTCATAGATGTGGAAGCGGGTGGCGGGCATCAGCGCGGCTCCGGGTACGCATCGTGCAACACGCCATCGAGAAGGCGGCCGGCGTATTTCTTGCCAACCCACCTAACGACAGTACCGCCATCAAGGTAACGGTGGTCTTTGATCTTCAGCCGGGGGCCGGGGCCGATTGTTGCGACCGGCATCCACTCCCCCCATTGCTTGAAGAGGAAGGGGATTCCGGCGGCGGCGCATTGATCGCGCACGCTGCGGAACCAGTCCGGGTGCGCGGGGCGGGCGTTTGGCCCGCTCTCGCCGCCGGCGACGATCCAGTCGATGCGAAACTCTTCAAAGCCGCAATAGCAAGACCCTGCGGATGGGGTGTCCCGGCATCCATCGTCGTGAAGCCACGGTGTGAATTTCACCGGACCGAGCGCGGGCTCGTAGCTCACGAAGCGGACCGCCGCGTCATGCTTCAGCAGGTGCGGGACGTTGCGGTCAGCCGCCTCCTGATGTTCGCACGTCGTGCCGAGCCAGACCCTGCTTTTGATCTCATCCCAGAACGCGGGCAGCATCTTCTCGATATTCATTGGCCGCTTGGTGAGCAGCAGGAAGACAAGCCGATCGCATTCACGGATCAAGCCCCAGAAGTCGTCGCGCCAGAGCGTCGGGATCTGATTGTCGAAGATGTCGGCGAGGCTGGCGCAGAACACGCGGCGCGGGCGGCCGTGTTCTTCCTCGAAGGTATCGGCCTGCCGGTCCCATTTGCGAGGCTCATTCCAGGTCTTGGTGCGTCTGCGGTTGCCCTGCCATAGGTCCTCTTGGCCGGTGCGCTTTGCCCAGTCCGCCGCGTAGCAATAGTCGCAAGCCTCTGAGATCCTGGTGCAGCCAACCCATGGGTTGAAGGTGCTGTCGCACCACTCGATATCAGATGCCTCAGCCATCAAGCGGCCTCTCTGTTCGGTGCGATGATCTCGGCCAGGCGCTCGATGAGCTTGCGCATGGCTTCCATGTTCTCGATGGGGCCGAGCTCGGCCTGCTCGCCGGCGGCATAGGCGACCAGCTGGGGGCCGCGCTTGCCTGCGACGGGGCCGCAATAGAGCAGGCAGCCATCGCCCAGGCCGAGGGAGATGCTTTCTTCGGGCGCGCCGCCGCCTTCCCAGGTGATGCGGCCGCGGGTGAAGATGGTGGGCTCGGTCATATCACCCGCTTCGGGTCGATAGGGGCCGTCTGCTTTACGGTGTCAGGGACCTCGCGCAGTTCCGCCTCGAATTCGCTCTGATCTGACTCTTTCGGCGTCAGGATCAGCGGGATGAGGGCTATGACTTCGGCCCCACCCTGTGTCGCGCCGTGCCAGATCCGACATTCAATGCCGTCAACGAGCGCGAACTGCTCTTGGCTTTCGAGGGTGATCTTCACAGTCCGCACCTCCTGCGGCCCGGGGCGATTTCGCCGGTCTTGCGGGGGGTCAGCTTGGCCAGGGGTTTGCGCAGCTCGCGGTTGCTATGCAAGCCGATGACGATGGCTTCGCGCTCCTCCCCTTCCTTGCCGATCGCCTTCACGAAGAGGGCGGGGACGTGGATCTCCGCCGCGGTGGCCGTGAGCGGGCCGGGGCGCGGGTTGGGAAGGGCCAGCCAGACGGGGTCGCCATAGGCGTAGGCCGCACCTTTGACTGGCGACCCCGTCACCCTCTTTGGCTCCGAGAACTGCTTCGCTGCGGGGAGAGCGCTCATGAGAGGCTGACCCCGCAGGAATAGGAGTTGGCGGAGGCCTGCTTGTAGTCGTCGCTGCGCTTGCAGGTATCGCAGATGCGGTGGCCCGGATGGGACGATTGGAAGAGTTTGCCGCAGCCGCCGAGGCATTTGCGCATCGCCGGGGCGCGGGGCTCGGAGCGCATATGGGCCGACCAGTCCGTCCGCTCGCCCGTGGCGTTGATGATGACCCGGCGGCGGGTGCCCTTCCGCTCCAGCACAATGAGCCCGCGCTCCTGGAGCGAGCGGAAGGTATAGATCAGCCACGCATTCTGCATGTGCAGATCGTGCTGCAGGGTGAAGTTGTTGGGGCAGGGGCGGAAGCTCCGCGCCGCGCGGGTCAGCGCCGCCAGCAGCGCCATCTCCCGCGTATTCAGCGGCACGGGGCGCGCAACTGCAGCTTGCGCCTTCGCCGCCGTGCGGGCCCGGTCTTCCGGGGTGGGGCGGAAATGAATGGTCAAGGCCAGGATCCCCTTCGGCAAAGGGGCCGCGCGGCCAAGATGGAGACAATGCCGCGCGGCCGAGTCTAGGGAGGAAACGCCCCTCCGCTCGGAACACGGAGGGCAGCAATCGCGACGCGATACGGTTGACTGCTGGGACCACTATTGCCAAATAGGCAAACATGCGTCAACATATATTTGCCAAATCGGCAAATATTGACGACTCAGGGCGCAAAGATGCGCGTGCGGCAGGCGCACGACGGCAGGTTTCAGGAGTTGGGAATGGGCGGAAGAGAGCTTAGCAGACGGGGCCGGGTTAAGCTTATTCCAGGACATACGGCCTTGAGGCTCGGCGACGAGATTACCGTGTCAGATCTCCGAGGCGAGCGACACCTGCGCGTGACCCTGTTTATCGACGGCGCGGAGGAGGCAGAGGAGCCGCTGCCCGCCAAACAGCGAAATACCGTGGGCGTTTAGCAATAGAGACATGCTGGAGGCCCATGCGAGTATTTTCTGGGTGTCGGTCTCACTTGCAGCTCGATCGAGCGGCGCCATTTTCTTCACGGTTCCGCGATGAAGGATATCGCCGCATTTGGCGTGGAGGCTGAGCAGATCGGCCTTTGCAAAGGGTGGCTCTCCCGGCGTGATGTGCAGGCGATTAGGCCCCATCCGGGCGATTGTCACAGGCACCGGATAGAAGTCGGAATGTAGCCTCTCCAGATCATCCATGATCCTCTTCGGAGACCAGGCTTTCCGGAGCTTGTCCACCGGCGCGGTCCCGATGTCGCCATGCACGATCAGGCAGCCGAGCGCGATGCACTCGCATAGGAATCTGAGCTGCAGGTACAGAAATTCGCGGCGGAGGGCTGGAGGCAGGTTGAGCTCGTCGTTAAGCCCTGCCTCAATGGCTTCGAGGCGGGTCTTGATTTCCTCCAGTAGGCCCTGATACGCGCGCATAGCTGCGCGCTGCTTCCCTGTAACCGGGCGAGCCATCCCTAAGCCGGACGGGCCGCGCCGGTGCATTGATAGGTGAGGTCCACATTGAAGACCTGGCAGCCATACATGTTGCCGTCCTGGCAGGTCTTCTTCTGCCCGCCGAAGGCGGAGGCGTCGGGATAACCCCAGGCCTGGCAGCGCTGGCGGGCGAGATCCAGCCCTTCGCCGGGCTCCACCTTGGGCACGAGCAGGGCGGGATAGCTGTAGCTGAGAACCACGGTGCCGTCGGCGCGGCTGCCGCCCGTGGCGGCGAGCTCGGGATGGGTGGCGCAGCCCGCCAAGCCAAAGGTGATCGCGATAAGAACGTACCAGGTTCGCATGCCTGCCCCTCCGATTGTCTCCCCGGCAGGCACTATACCCATGGTAGAAACCGGAGGCGAGTCTTTAGGGCGCGCTAAGCCGCTCGCCGCTGCCGGCTGACCCACTTCACGAGCGCGGCGCTTTCCACGCGCTGATCCCGCATGGTGCTGGCGTTGTGGGAGACAAGGTTGAAGAGCCCGGGGGCGCTGCCGGGCTCGAGCTTCTTCAGATACTTGCTGCCGTCGGCCAGGGTGACGACGCATTCGCTGCCGATGGCGTCTGACGGGCCGACGGCCGCGCCGAAGAACACGATGTCGTTTTCCTCGTAGCGGGGAAGCATGGAGTCGCCCGTCACGACGGCCGCGACGACCTTCCCGATCCCGGCCGGGGCCTGAACCTCTGTCAGGCCGTGACCCAACGGATAATCGTCGAAGGGGATCACCTGCGCGCCCGCGCCGACGAAGCCGGCCACGGCCACGTTCTGATTCTCCGCTAGGAGATCCGCAGCCGAGACGTTGAGTGCTGCGGCTATGGCATAGAGGTGGCGCACGTCCATATTCCGCTCGCCCGTGATCAGTCGCGAAAGATAGGACGTGGAGAGGTCCACGCGCTCTGACAGGTCTTCGAGCGTGAGATCCTGTTCGGTCATAAGTGCCTGAATTCTCTCTTTCATCCCGTCACTTTTGCCATTTCGGCAAAGTTATCCAGAGCCTATCTGGCAAAAGCGTCTTGACCGAGATTGCCAAATAGGCAAATCATCGTGTCATGCGACTCGCCCAGTACCTCAAATCCACCGGTGAACGTCCGGCCGATTTCGCAAAGCGGATCGGCCGGTCGCCTTCGACCATCACCCGGCTGTTGCCGGGGGAGGATGGGACCGCTCCGAAGAGATTGCCCGGTTGGCAACTCCTCCGGGAAATCGCGAAGGCGACCCAAGGCGCAGTGACGGCAAACGACTTCCTGGATGAGCCGGCGTCGGAGGATGCCGCATGAGCCGGTCCGGCCTCGTGTTCGCCATGGAGGATTTCTCCTTCGCTGAGTTCGCGGGGGAGGGGCCGCGCTCCTGAACGGGGTGGGAGTTGCAGCGCGGCCCCTGAGTATTTGCCGCTGCCGGGTACGGGTGACGGACCCCGGCGGCGACGCGTGAAGCGTAAGCGTGGAGTAGGCGTATGAGCAGCGAAAAGCCGTGCTCGAAGCTTCAAGCATTTTTCGTGCTTGAAGGGCAGCGAATGCTCCGGGAGGCGATCGAAGCCCGCCCGGGGGACAAGCTGGAGGCCCAGGTCGCCAGCGCCGCCATCGCATTCGCCCTGCCGTTCGACTTCTGCTGGCGGGTCCATCTGGGCCGCTGCGGCCAGCGGGCTTTCCTTCGGCTCTACGACGCCTACCGCGCCTGGAAGATCGAACAAGACAGGCAGGCAAGAGCTGAAGATGTCGCGGAGCGATTGGATCAACTGGAGCGCACGCTTCAAGGCTTGGCAGACAGACTGCCGGCTGTGGCTTGCGCGCAAGCTGATCCTGACGGCCAACGCGATCGGCCTTTGCGCCTGGTGGGCGCTGCCGCCGGCTAACCGCGGGCCACGCCCTGCGGTCCGGCTGCCCTCCAAGCCGGCATCCAAAACGCGGGGGCGCCCATGAGCGCCCCATTCTCACAACATGGCGCCGCGCTGACGGTGCTGGATTTCGCACCCGTCACGCGGGCGGACGCGCTGACCGACGCGGCCGCCGCCTTCATCAGCGTCGGTATGGCGGTGCTGGTCTGCGGCCTGCTCTTCGCGGTGATCACCTATTTCACCGGGGGGCGCGGATGAGCGAAGCGCCTGCCGACACCAAGATGCTGCTGCCGATCGACCGGCTGCTCGCCTATCTGGCCCCGCTGGTGCGCAAGGCCATCGTGGAGACGCCACTGGACACCGCCACCCGCGAGGGGATGGCGGGCATGGCGGCGAACGTTCTCTACGGCCACCACACACCCGCGGAGGCGCATCTCTGTCGCGCCGTCGAGCTGCTTTGCACCCACCGCCCGAACGACGAGCACGCCTTCCGCTGTGTGGAGGCGGCCTACGAGCTCGTGCGGTGGGAGCGGCATGGCGAGGCCCGCCACGCCGACGAGATGGACGCCAAGCCCTGGCAAGCGAAGGAGGCGCATCGGTGATGCTGGCATCAAGAGATCCCGCGAAGCGGGTGGGGCAGGGGGAGCCGGTGCTGCGGCTCGGAGGAGAGCACTGGCCGGAAGATCCGGCGGCGCGGAGCGACGACATGGACCGGCTGGCGATGCCGGTGCCGGTTTCGGCTTACCAGGGTCCGGGCGACTGCTGCGAAGGCGCGCCCCTGGCCTGCCAGGTGAAACCGGACGACGAGAGCGTCGAGATCCCCGACGAGCTTGTGGAGGATACCGAGAAGCTGGTCGACCGGCTGGTGGCTGTGTTCGGCGAGGCGGAGTCGCGGGAGGGCGAAGGTGCGGTCTCGACCGTGGCGCACCCGCCGCACTACACCGCGCATCCTTCCGGTGTCGAGTGCATCACCGTGGCCGAGCACTTCAATTTCAATCTCGGCAACGTCCTCAAATATGTCTGGCGGGCCGGGCTGAAGGGCGACCATCTCGAAGACCTGGAGAAGGCGCGCCAGTATCTCGATTTCGAGATCGCCAAGCGGCGGCGGGAGGCGATCGCGCAATGATCGCCAAGCTCGCCGCCGACCCCAAGGCCATCAACTGCTTGCTGCTCTGCCTCTACGCACTGAACTGCGCGCGCTGGGCCTTCGCGAAAGAGTGGGGCGATGCGCTCTATTGGGCCGGCGCCTTCGTCATCACCATCGGCGTGACCTGGAGGCACTTCTGATGGTCCAGCTTCGCGCGCCAGATCACCGCCCTCCGGGTCCGCCGCCGCCTTCGACCAACAATGAGCGTGGCGCCGTCATCGATCTCGCTTCGCGGCGCGCGGCTGCCTGCCGGCCCTCTCTCGCGCCAGCCGCCGGCGGTTTGCGCTCCTTCTATCTCGGCTGGGCGGTGGCGGCGGGGCTCAGCCTCGCCGGGCACGCCCTGCTGCTCATCCTGCTGTTTGGAGGTGACTGACCATGACGCTGCATTCGTCTGCCAAGGACCAGCTGCACACCATCGTGGCGCGTATCGAGCGGCTGGAGGAAGAGAAGGCGGCGCTCGCCGCCGACCTGAAGGAGGTCTACGCCGAAGCGAAGGCCAACGGATTCGACACCAAGGCTCTCAAGAAGGTGATCGCCATCCGCAAGCAGGACGAGGAGAAGCGGCGGGAAGAGCAGGCCGTCCTCGAAACCTATCTCCACGCGCTGGGCATGCTGGCCGATACGCCCTTGGGCGAAGCGGCCGTGGCCCGCGAGACGGCGGCGGAGGCGGCGTGATGGCGAAGCGGAAAAAGAAGATCGCCTACAAGCGGGTCGATCGCGGCGGCTTCCACTGCGAGACCGAGAACATTCTCGCCTCGGTGAAGGCGAAGCACCTGCTGATGCTGGCGCCCTTCGTCTGTTGGGAAGAGACCCGCTACTATCTCAACGGCATCTTCATTCAGCGCGCGCCCCAAGGCGGCATCTATCTGGCGGCGACGGACGGGCACCGGCTCGGCATCATCTACGATCCTGACGGCGAAACCAATGCGGAGGTGATCTTCCGCCTTCCGCCCGAGACGCTGCGGCGAATCAGAGAGAACAAGCCGCTCGGGGCGGTGCTCACGCAAAGCGGCTGCTCGCTCGTCGCGAACGCAGGCGACGTGCCGGAGGGTCCATACCCAGGCGGGCCGATCGAAGGGACTTTCCCCGCGTTCTGGCGTGTGATTCCCCATGTGAGGCGGACCTCGAAGCCGGCGGCGTTCAACGCGCGGTACGTCGGCGACTTCCGCAAGGTCGGCGTGGCGGCGGGATTGCCGAACGACGGGGCCTGCGGGCACGCCAATCTTTGGCAGTTCTACCCAGCCGAAAGCAAGCTGCCGGAGAGCTGCGCGTTTATCGTTCGAAACTGGCATCTGCCCGAATTTCTCGGCGTGCTGATGCCCGCCCGGGGAGAGAAAGGATTCCCGGCAAGGCCCGATTGGCTGTTCGAAGACGGGGAGGGCGCAGCCTGATGCTCACCTTCCACCCTTCCGCAGACGATGCGCCGGTGGAGCTCGGCGCGCTGGTGGCGCACCGGCTGGCCGATCTGTTCCCCATGATGAGCGCAGACGAGCATGCCGCCTTGGTCGCGGACATGCGCGAGAACGGTTTTCGCGAGGGCTGCGAGATCATCCTCTACGAGGGGCAGATCCTCGACGGGCGCAACCGCTACAGCTGCGCGCGGGAGGCGGGGGTGACCCCGCTTGTCACCAACTTCTTCGCCAGCCGTGACGGCGACCCGCTGCGCTATGTCATCTCACGCAACCTGAACCGCCGGCACCTGAACGAAACGCAGCGGGCCTGGGTGGCTTCGCAGGTCGCGAGCTATACGCACGGCGGCGACCGGAGAAGCGCCTCCGATCAAGCGGCAAATTTGCCGCTTGAAACCGAGGCGCCGAAAAATTCGGCAAATTTGCCGAATAAGGCTGAGGGGGTCGAGCAGAGAGACGAGCCCGCGCCGAAGGTCTCCCAGGCGGATGCCGCGAAGCTGTTCAACGTTTCCGAGCGGAGCGTGCGGGACGCCGCGAAGGTCGGCAAGAGCGGCATCGACGAGCTGAACGAAGCCGTGCGGGCCGGGCATCTTTCCATCTCCGCCGCCGCCAAGGCCGCGATGCTGCCGCCCGAAACGCAGCGGCGGATTGCCCAAGTGGCTGCGAGCGGCAAGGCGAACGTGGTGCGGAAGGTGCTGAAGCAGGAAGGCCGGGCGAAGCGCGAGGCCGAGCTCGGCGCGAAGCAATGCGCCCTGCCGGAGAAGAAATACGGGGTGATCCTGGCCGACCCGGAATGGCGCTTCAAGACATGGTCGGAAGCGGGGATGGACCGGGCGGCGGACAACCACTACCCGACTTCGGAGCTGACCGATATCGCCGCGCGGGAGGTGGTCGCGATCTCGGCCGAGGATTGCGTGCTCTATCTCTGGGTGACGCGGCCGATGCTGGAGATGGGACTGGTTGTGATGCGCGCCTGGGGCTTCGCCTACGTCTCCTGCCACGGCTGGGACAAGGAGGTCGGCGGCACGGGCTACTGGAACATCGACGATCTGGAACTGCTGCTGATCGGCACGAAGGGCGATGTGCCATGCCCGGCGCCGGGGACGCAAGAGCGCGCGTTGCTCCACGCCAAGCGGGGGCAGCATTCGGCGAAGCCCGAAGCCGTGGCCGAGATGATCGAAGCGCTGTTCCCCACCCTGCCGAAGATCGAGCTGAACCGGCGCGGGCCGGCGCGCCCGGGGTGGGACGCCTGGGGGAACGAGGCGGAGACCGGCGCCCTGACGGAAGAGCAACGCGCCCTTGTCGATGCGAACGGCATGGTTCGGGTCTCGGACAATATGGTCGTCGCTGCCGAATTCCTCACCGAGGAGGAATGGGCGCGGGCGCTCGGAAAGGCGGCCGCCGGGGAGGTGGCGGCGTGATTGTCGATGCTCTCAGGCTCTACGATCAAGAGTGCTTGTCCAATCCTAAGACGGGCGAGCGCGGAGACTGCACGCGAGCCTGTGTGCGTACCCTCGCGCAGTGCGATCTTGAAGACCTTCCCCACCCAGTCGCCCGCGACGGCGGATGGAATGACGACTTCTACGAAGCCCTCGAAGCGGCCGGGCTCGTGCTCAACTTTTGCCGGTGCCGGGACGGTATCGATTATTCGCCGCTGCCCCGCGTCGTCGCGGCTGGTGGTCCAACGGTGCGGACCGACCCTGAGAAAGGGAACGTCACGCATATGGTGATCTGGGATCGGGTGGCCGAACGCTGCTTGCATGACCCGCACCCCTCCCGCGCCGGGCTGCTTTCTGTCGAGTCTTTCTACTGGCTTGAACGGCTGGAGGTGGCCGCGTGAACGATCTCCAGGCGCTCGCTCTGGCCATCGTCTTCTGGGGCGGCCTGTTCGCCACGGGCCACCTCTTTTGCCTTCATATCGACGATGGGTGGCCGTGGTGGCCTGCGCTGCTCGCCATCGTCGTTTGGCTGGCCGCGACCTATGGGATGGCCTCGCTATGACCCGGGCCCTTCTGATCACCGATGGGGAAGAGGCGCTGCCCGTGCTGCTGCCGGGGGAGACGCTGCGGGACATCCGCGAAGAGGCGAGCTATCGCCGCGTGCCGCCGGAGCTGCTGATCGCGCAGATCCTGGCCGACGCCGCGCGGGAAGACCGGTTTCCGGACCGGGGGTGCGGGCGATGAAGAGGCGGCTGATGCATCGGAAAGCAGGCCAGGCGGAAGCGGCGACGGTGAAAGAGCAGATCGCCGCCCTGGCCGACGCGATCGGCCTGGTGGAGACGGAGAGCTATATCCGCGGGCTGGAGGCGGCGCGGCGGCTTGTGACCAACTATCCCGATTTCGAGGAGGCCGCGCCCCACGCCAACCGCGCGACCGTGATCAATGTCTGCGATGCGCTGAACGGGCACCTGCGGACCATGGCGGCCCACGCCCGCGACGAGCTTGAGGCGGAGAAGAAGCGGGGAGGTGGGGTGTGAGCGTCTGTGAAGCGCCGATCAAGTCTGAGGCCGAAGAGGTGCTGGACGAGGCGGACCTGACGCCGCGCGAGCGGGAGCTGGCGGAGCTGCTGCTGGTGCGTTGGGGCACTTGGACGCGTGGCCGGGATCTGGCGGCCGCCTTCTATGTGGGCGTCGCTGTGACCATGGACGCTCCGGTCAACGCCATGGGCGTCAGAATGCATGCGCTGCGGACGAAGCTCGCCGGCAGCGGGCTGGAGATCCGCAGCGACGGGCCAGGGCGGAGCAGCCGCGGCTACCGCATGGCCTGGGAGGGTGGCGAGTGAACGGCGATCACGAACGCGAAGACCCCCGCAATGAGCCGGTCGAGGTCCCCTGCGAGGTGGCGGCGGAGCGCGGGCCGTCCATCGGCATCCGCGTGGCGGGGCGCAAGGACGGTCGCCTCGTCTTCCTGTCGCGCGAGCACGTCCTGGATCGGGGCAAGGGGTTCGTGACCATCCCGCGCTGGCTGGCCGAGGACCGGGGGCTGACGGAGGCGGCGGCCCATTCGAGCAAGGATCAGGGGAGGCTTTTGTGATGGCGGGGCTCACCGCATCAGCGATGACCTTCGAACGGCCACGAACTTGGGCACACATTATAGGGTGGCCCATGGTCAGCCGATTGCGGGCAGAGCAAAGCGCTGACCCTTGGCGCGCGTCGTCTCGTCGCCGAGCGAAGGAGTGCAGTCGTGTCTTCGAAAAAGCCGAATTCGATCGACGTCCATGTCGGCCGTGCCGTCCGCCTCCGTCGAATGGAGATTGGGCTGAGCCAAGAAGGGCTCGCCCGGGCCATGGGTCTTTCCTTTCAACAAATTCAGAAATACGAGAAGGGGACAACCCGGATCAGCTCAAGCCGGCTCTTGCAGTGTGCGTCGATCCTCGGTCTCAAAGTCGGAGACCTATTCGAAGATGTGCCCGAGTCCAAAGGCCGAACAGGTGCCCAACTCCCACCATCGGCGTTCGAAATCCGTCTTGTCGAGTTTGTGGCAAGCGAAGAAGGACAGACGCTCAATGGCGCTTTCACGCGCATAAAGGACCCCGCAGTTCGCCGGGGACTTATCGACCTATGCCGCGCGGCCTCGAGGCCAGCGCCGGACACCTCGTCCTAGCCCTTCAGAACCCCATCGCAGACGCCGCCAAGCGCGCGCCCCGGGTGAGCGACCCGTGGGGGGTGGCGCTGAGCTGCGCCGTGCACCGCCAGAACATCGATCGCCTGAAGGCGGGACGGGAGGCGGCATGATGACCGATAAGCCGATGCTGTTTTCCGGCGCCATGGTGCGCGCCTTGCTGGAGGGTCGGAAGACGCAGACGCGGCGGCTTTTGAAGCCGCAGCCCCTGTTTCTTACTGGACGCAAGACCAGGGTTTATGCCGACGTGGATTGGCGGAAGTCGTGGCACGACGGATGCGATGATGACCTCCCCTACGCCCCCGGCGATCTGATCTGGGTGCGGGAAACCTTCTGGTCGAAGCACGACACCGATAGCGACGGCTACTCGACGATCGACTGCGGCCCATGCCTCGACTGCGGTCCAGAGGGGAGCGAGATCGATTACGTCGCGACCCCGGAATGCTTCGGCCCGCCACGCGATCAACGGACCGGCATCTTCGAGCCGCACGAGGGCGATGCTGAACCCGGCAGTTGGTGGTTCGGCCCGCCTCCTGATTGGAATGGGGAGGTTGCCGACCACGAGGCCAGGGGCGTGTGGCAGTTCCTCCCTTGGGGCGAATACTTCACGAAACATCCCTCAATCCATATGCCGCGCTGGGCGTCCCGCCTCACCCTGAAGGTGACGGAGGTTCGGGTGCAGCGGCTGCAGCGCATCAGCGAGGCTGACGCGATTGCGGAGGGTTGCCCCGGCGTGCTGGGGCCGAACCCCGACTTTCCGGATGAGTGGGACCCGTCGCCTCAAGAGCAGTACCGCGACCTCTGGGACTCCCTCAACGCCAAGCGCGCGCCTTGGGAGAGCAACCCTTGGGTGGTCGCCATCACCTTCACCGTGCACCGCCAGAACATCGATCGCCTGAAGGCGGGACGGGAGGCGGCTTGACGGACACAAGCCTCCTCTTCGGCTGCTGGAATGTCGACGTGACGACCGGCGAGCCTGCGGCGCCTGCCGTGCCGGTGGTGCGGCCCCAGCCGGGCCGCGGCGGCCGGGAACGCCTGGAGCGGGCGCTCTGGCGCACGCGCTCGACCAAGGCGCCTTACGGCGCGCTTCGTGAACGATATCGGGGTGAGCATGGCTGAGGCGGCGCGGGATCTCTATCGGCCGGCCTCTCCGGCGATGCGGGCTAGGCCGGCGGCGGCGCCGGCCGACGAAGGCGGCATCAACAAGGCGCAAGCCTATTACGCCGTCTGTACCCATCCGGGGCTGAGCGCGGCGGCGAAGGCTGTGGGGGCCGTGCTGATCGACCATCACAACCGGGCCACCGGGCAATGCGATCCCGGCATCGAGCGCATCATGAGCCGGACGGGGCTTTCGCGCCGCTCCGTCTTCCGCGCTTTGGCCGAGCTGGAGCGCTTCGGCCTGATCGTGCGGGCGCGGCACGGCGGCGTCTCGCACCGGAATGCCTATGGGGTGCAGTGGGGCGCGCTGACGGGCGATGCCGGGTGCCGGGATCAAGGGTGCCAGGATCGGCACCTTGAGGGTGCCAGATGTGGCACTCAGACGGTGCCAGGATTGGCACCCAAACCTCTTAAGGAACCTAGGAAGGAAACCTGGGGAGGCACGGTGTCACCTGTTGCACCGTCGCGAAGCCATTCGCCGCCGCCGGGGCGGGACGAGGCGCCCAGCCAGCAACCACCACGACAGCGGCACATGATGCTGCCGATCCCCGGCGGGAAGCGGGAGGCCGCGGAGCCGGTGGAGAGGCTACAGGCGGGCAGAGAGGAGCGGGCCATGAGGCCTCCCAGATATCGCCCCAAGCCGGGAGGCGGGTATCGCCCTTCGAGCGCCGAGGTGGCGAGGGAGGCGGCCTGCGAGCGCTGGGATGCGGCGCTGCGGGCGCATCTGAAGCCTGGCGATTATGCGCAAGCCGTGGGGCGGATCGAGCCGGTGATGGAGCGGATCGCCACCCGGGCGGAGATGCGGGAGCGGGGCGCGGGGCTGGGCGTGATGCTTGCGGCGCTGAGCCTGGAGGCTGGAAGCCGGGGCAGGGAGACGGCGCGGGACAGCAGGCGCCGCCGGAGAAGGGCGGGACGCAAGCGCCTGTTGGGCCGACACCGGCTGAGGCGGGGCGGGGATGCTGAGATGCGAGGCGATGTGGAGACCGGGACGAAAGGACGATGCGGGATGGCACGAGCGGGACGAAAGCGGAAGGACGGGGCGCGGCGGCACCCCAATGGGACGGTGCCCCGGCGGGGCGAAGATCGGGGCGTGGCGAGCTACGGCCGGGCCAAGGAGCTGATCGGCGTGGTGACGTCGCCGCACCTGGCAACGCCCCTGGGGCGCAAGTGGTATCTCGGCGAGGTGACCACGGACGAGCGGGACGCCGGGCTGCGCTGGGCCGAGGTGACCGAGGAGTATCGGCGCCTCGTGCTGGATGCGCCGAAGGGGAGCGCCAAGACGGCGATGCTGGAAGTCCCCGTGGCGGGCGGCGGCGGGGCGTCCAGGTCCCATGCCAACGAGAACGAGCGGGCTGTGCGCCGGGCGTGAAGCGCTATCGCACCCACCAGGATGCGGTGTTCGAGGCGGGCGGGCACAAGGCGGTGAAGGCGCTGGACCGGCTTTGCGTGGCCGAGGAGCCGCTGACCTTTGCCGAGTGGCTGGCGGCGCTGGAAGGCTTGCGCGCCCTGGTCGAGCTCATGCGCCGTGGACGGCGGCGCGGGGCCGCTTGACCGGCGCTATGGAATCACCATAGCACTGCATTAATGCAGGTTTGACACTTGCGCCTCCGGGCGGCGGGTATCGGACCAAGCGAATCGAAGCAAGGCCCTCCCGGCAACGGCGAGGGCCTTTCGCATTTCGGGGGTGGCCGATGGGCAAGCTGTCGGGTCCGCCCCCGCTTCTCGGCGGCGCGCCGAAGCCGGTGGCCGCCCCTCCCGAACGCCATAGCGCGAGAGAGCGCGGCTACACCTCGAAGTGGGACCGGGCAAGCAAGCGCTTCCTTCGGGCCAATCCTCTCTGCCGCGGCTGCCAGGCGGTCGGGCGGGTGGAGCCTGCGACCCTCACCGATCACGTCATCCCGCACACACGCGGCACCGATGCCTTCTGGGATCAGCGGTGGTGGCAGGCGAGCTGCAAGTGGCACCACGATGTGGTCAAGCAGCTGCTCGAACGCGAGTTCGATGCGGGGCGCATCGGGGCCGACGACCTGTGGCTCGACAGCGATCGGGCCGTCCATCTGACCCGCCGGGAGCGCGGGGAGGGGGGTAGGTGAAAGTTCAGCACCCCTCGGCCTCCGGACCGGTGGTGCTGTCACGCAGAGGTTTTTTTTGACATGTTGGAAAATAGGGACCTGCTCGGCGACCCGATCCCTGAGAACCATGGGAAGCGAGGGCGCCCCGCTCATATTCCGACTGAGGAAAACCGCAACAAAATCAGACTGTTGCTTGCGCTGGACTGGAAGGATCGCCAGATCGCCCAGGCCCTTCGCATCACCGCGACCACGATGCGGAAGCATTATTTTGTCGAGCTTCGCCAACGCGACGAGGCGCTGCCGGCGCTCAAGGCCTCCCGCCTGTTCGGGCTCTGGAAAGCAGCGATCGGCGGGAATGTGGGTGCGATGAAGGAGCTCGGCAAGATCATCGACGCTCACGACCTGAAGGCGCTTGCCGCCGATGTCCGCGAGCCCGCCAAGCCGAAGCGCAAGCTGGGCAAGAAGGAGCAACAGATCGAGGACGCCGGTTCGGTGACCGGCAAGTTCGCGCCGCCGCCCGCTCCGATGCGCATGCAGTAGGATGGAGTGGTCGACCGCGTGCCCGGACTGGGAGGAGCGAATCGTCGGCGGCCGATCGCTAGTCCCGATCGAACCGCTGTTCCCACGCGAAGCCGAAGCCGCGTTGGATGTCTTCAAGTCGCTGAAGATCGTCGATGCGCCCTTTGTGCGCGATCCGGAGACGGGAGACGCCAGGCCGCCCACCTTCGGCGAAGCCTGCGACGCTTCGTGTTCGATTTCGTGGCCGCGATCTTCGGCGCTTACGATAGCGACAACGCGCGGCGGCTGATCCGCGATTTCCTCCTGCTGATCAGCAAGAAGAATTCGAAGTCGACCCTCGCCGCCGGGATCATGATCACGGCGCTGATCCGCAATTGGCGACATCTTGCCGAGCTGCTGATCCTGGCGCCGACGCTGGAGGTCGCGAACAACTGCTTTAGCCCGGCAGCCGGCATGGTCCGCTACGACGAGGATCTGACCAAGCTTCTCCACGTTCAGGATCACAAGCGGACGATTGCGCACCGGACTACCGGAGCACTCCTGAAGGTCGTGGCGGCCGACAGCGATACGGTGTCGGGAAAGAAGGCAGCCTTCGTTCTGGTCGACGAGCTCTGGCTTTTCGGCAAGCGCAACGGCGCCGCGGCGATGCTGGCGGAAGCGACCGGCGGTCTCGTGTCTCGGCCCGAAGGCTTCGTGATCTACCTCACGACGCACAGCGATGAGCCGCCGGCGGGCGTCTGGAAGTCGAAGCTGGAATATTTCAGGGACGTGCGGGACGGACGGATCACGGATCCGAAAAGCCTCGGTGTCCTCTACGAATTCCCGGAAGCGATGATCGAGGCCGAGGACTATCTCGACCCGGCGAATTTCCGCATCACCAATCCGAACCTGGGCCGCTCGGTCAGCCAGGAATGGCTGGAAGACGAGCTGCGGAAGACGCTCACGGGTGACGGTGAAGAGGACAAGCAGACCTTCCTCGCGAAGCACCTCAACGTTCCGATCGGGACGCGCCTTCGCCGCGACCGTTGGCGTGGCGCGGATTATTGGGCTGATGCCGCAGACGCCACGCTGACCCTCGAGGAAATCCTCGATCGCTCCGAGGTGGTGACGGTCGGCGTCGACGGGGGTGGGCTCGACGATCTCTATGGGCTCGGTGTGATTGGCCGCTGCGGCGAGACCCACGACTGGCTGTCGTGGAACAAGGCCTGGGTGCAGAGCGACGTGCTGGATCTGCGCAAGGATATCGCCGAACAGCTCAAGGACTTCAAAAAGAGCGGAGACCTGGTGCTCTGCGAAGAACCCACCCAGGACGTGGAAGAGATCTCCGCCATCATCGCGAAGATCCACGAAGCAGGCCTGCTGCCCGAGAAGTTCGGCGTGGGGCTCGACCCGTGCGCCATCTCCGCCCTGATCGAAGCTCTTGCGGCGCTCGGCATCGAGACCGAGGCCAATGGCGGTCCGGTCTGCGCGGTCTATCAGGGCTATCGCCTCTCCGGCGCCGTTTGGGGCATGGAACGCAAGCTTAAAGACGGCACCTTCCGGCATGCGGCGCAGCCCATGATGGACTGGGTGGTCGGCAACGCGAAGACAGAGCAGAAGGGCAACGCCGTCCTCGTGACGAAGCAGGTTGCTGGCAAGGCGAAGATCGATCCGCTGATCGCGCTCTTCAACGCCTACATGCTCATGAGCCGCGGGCCGGTAAGCGCGGGAGGCGGCATGAACGATTACTTCAAAAGCCTTGCAGGTGCCGCATGAACCCGCTCAAGCGGTTCGCCACAAAAGCGGCGCAGACAGTGCTCCGGCAGCTGACCGTCCGCGAGCCTGATGGCTGGTACAGCAGTGCGATGAAAGGCGCAGCCGGCGAGGTCGTAACCGATCAGAGCGTGCTCGCCCTGTCCGCAGTTTGGGGTTGTGTCAACCTGATCTGTGGCACCACCGCCTCGCTGCCGGTGATGGTCTACCAGACCAAGGGAGACCGGCGGGAGGTGGCGCTACAGCATCCGCTCTACAAGCTGCTTCACGAGAGCCCGAATTACGACCAGACGGCGGTCGATTTCTGGGAGTTTATCAGCGCGTCCCTGGAACTTTGGGGCAATGCCTACGCCCGCGTGGTACGCCAGGGCAGTAAGGTGGTTGCCTTGGTGCCAGTGGCGCCCGCACTCATGTCGGTTCGCCGTCTCGCCAACGGGTCGATCGAATACAGCTGGACGAAGGACGGCCAGCGGTATGTCGAGATCGAAGCCGAAATGCTTCATATCCGCGGCTTCGGTGGCGATCCGCTTGGCGGCATGTCGACACTTCAATTCGGGCGAAACGTGTTCAGTCTGGCCCAGGCGGTAGATCGGGCGGCCGGCACGACCTTCCGCAACGGCCTGCGTCCCTCGGGCGTCCTGACCTTCGAAAAGTACCTGACCCCGGAACAGCGAGAGGCTGCCGAAACCCACCTCACCGAGAAATTCCTCGGCGCCATGAACGCCGGGCGGCCGCTGATCCTGGAGGGAGGAACCACCTGGAGCCAGCTCACGATCAGCCCGGAAGATGCCCAGATGCTGGAATCGCGTGGCTTCTCTGTCGAGGAAATCTGCCGGTTCTTCGGCGTGCCCCCTTTCATGATCGGGCACACTGAGAAGTCGACGAGCTGGGGCACGGGACTGGAGCAGCAGACGCTCGGCTTCCAGAAGTTCACGCTGCGCCGCCGCCTCAAGCGTATCGAGCAGGCGCTCGAAAAGCAGCTTCTCACCGCTCGCGACCGGGCCGATGGGATCTCCATCGAGTTCAATATCGAAGGGTTGCTGCGAGCGGACAGCGCAGGGCGCGCGAAGTTCTATCAGCAGATGACCGCGATCGGCGCGATGACGATCAACGAGGTGCGTGCACTTGAGAATCTGCCTCCCGTAGAGGGTGGCGACGTTCCTCGCATGCAAATGCAGAACGTGCCGATTGACGCCGATCCGTCGGACGAGACGCGGGCGCTTCCGCCGCCTGGGAGAGAGGGATAGTCGCCATGTTGAAGACCAAGGATTTCGCCCTGCAGGTCAAGGAAGTATCGGAGAAGGGCACCTTCACGGGATACGGCTCAATCTTCAACAACGTCGATTCCTATGGCGAGAAGGTGCTGCCGGGCGCGTTCACCGAGAGCCTGGCGAGGCACAAGAGCGAAGGCACGATGCCGCTCATGCTGTGGCAGCACAATGCCAGCGAGCCGATCGGCGTATGGATGAACGTTTCCGAGGACGAGAACGGCCTGAAAGCGGAAGGCCGGTTCGTCATGGAGACGGTTCGCGGCAACGAGATCTACGCGCTGCTCAAGGCCGGCGCCGTGCGCGGTCTGTCTATCGGCTATCGTGAGTTGGAAGCCGAGCCGGACGGAAGCGTTCTCCTGCTCAAGAAGCTGGACCTTCTGGAGATCAGCGTCGTCTCATTCCCGGCCAACCGCCGGGCGCGCATCGACTCCGTCAAGTCCGAACGCATGGACGAATTCGCCAAGCGGCTACGCGATGGCGATCCCATGCCGATCAAGGAATTCGAGGACATCCTGCGGGAGGCAGGGGTCCCGAAAAGCATGGCCGTGCAGATCGCCTCTGTCGGTTATGCCAAGGCCATTCGGAGCGAGTCCGAGGGCGAGAAGGCGAACCACCAGGCCGAAGAGTTTCTGAGCATCCTTCAGAAAGCCGGCTGAACTTTCTCAAGTCCAAAGGATATCGACATGAAAATGCACACCCGCTTTGTCGCGGGCGGCGGCATCGGCTCGCTTGAGCACCTGCTGTTCGCCCCGCGCATTGCCTTCGACAAGTCCGATGACAATGGCATCGACGTGAAGGCCCTCGCCGAAGAGGTGAAGGGTTCCTTCGCGAAAGCCGTCGAAGAGGTGAAGGGACTCGCCGAGGAAGCCCTCGGCAAGTCCAAGGCCGGGGAGGAGCTGACGACCTCTCTCAAGGAGAAGTCGGACGAAGCGCTCGTGAAGATGAACGAGCTCGGCGAGCAGGTCTCCCAGATGGAGCAGAAGCTCGCTCGAGTCGGCGATAAGAGCGCCGACAAGCCCAAGACCTTCGGCGAGCAGTTCGTCGAGAACGAGAACGTCAAGGGCTGGCTCGGCGGATCTCCCACCCAAGGCAAGGCCGATCTGCGAATCAAGGCAACGCTGACCTCCGCCACGACGGACTCGGCGGGTTCGGTTGGTGATGCCATCGCACCCACGCGGCTGCCGGGCATTCAACCCTTGCCGCAGCGCCGTATGACTGTTCGGGACCTCATCAGCCCCGGTCAGATGGACGGCAACACCCTGGAGTATGTCCAGGAAACCGGCTTCACCAACAACGCGGCTCCGGTCGCCGAAGGGGCGGCAAAGCCCTCGTCCGATATCAAGCTCGATCTGATCTCGACGTCGGCCAAGGTCATCGCCCACTGGATGAAGGCCAGCCGCCAGGTCGTGGACGATATCCCTCAGCTCCGATCGATGATCGATCAGCGGCTGCTCTACGGGCTCGCCTATGTGGAGGAGCAGCAGCTGCTGAGCGGCGACGGCACAGGTCAGAACCTGCACGGCATTATCCCGCAGGCGACCGCTTACAGTGCCGAGTTCACCCCTGACGACGCCACGGCGATCGACACGATCCGCCTGGCCATGCTGCAGGCGGTGCTGGCCGAGTATCCGGCCACGGGTGTGGTGATGCATCCGACCGACTGGGCGCGCGTCGAGCTCACCAAGGACGCCGGCGGCAACTACATCATCGGCGATCCCCAGGGCGGCATCTCTCCGACCTTGTGGCGCTTGCCGGTGGTCGAGACCCAGGCGATCACGTCCGACAAGTTCCTGGTCGGCGCGTTCCGCCTCGGCGCCCAGGTGTTCGATCGTTGGGATAGCCGGATCGAGACTGGCTACGTCAATGACGACTTCACCAAGAACCTCGTGACGATCCTCTGTGAAGAGCGTCTGGCGCTGGCGGTCTATCGGCCGGAAGCCTTCATCTACGGCGATCTCGGCTACGAGAGCTAGGCCGCTGCGGGCCTCATCAACCACATGGGGAGGGTGGCGAACGGCCTCCCTCCCACATTTCCACCATCTCACGAGGATCTGCGGCGATGGCCAAGACGGCAAAGCAGCGCAAGCGCAGCATGGCGGGTTTCGTTGGCGCTAACGGCGGCACGCCATTGGCACCGGAGAACAGTGCAGCGCCCGAGGTCACCGGGACCGCCCAGGTGGGCGAAGAGCTGACGGCCTCCGCCGGGACATGGACGGGACGGCCGGCCCCTTCGCTCTCCTATCAGTGGAATCGCGACGGCGAGCCGATCAGCGGCGCCACGGCGAACACCTATGAGCCCATCGAAGACGATGTCGGCTCACCTCTCACCGTCACGGTGACCGCCGCGAATTGGAGCGGCACCGCGGCTGAAACGAGCGATCCGACCGCGAACGTCGCGGCGGCAGCATAGGAGCAGCGATCATGAAATTCCGCGTGGAACGAGAGCACATCGGAGATCGCTCCTACAAGGTCGGCGACATCCGAGAGGCGAACGAGAGCACGGTCGCGCATCTCGTGAAGGGTGGCGTGCTTTCGAAGACCGGCGGGAAGGCGGAGCCGTCCGCGCCGAAGAACAAAGCCTTGAAGTCGGCGCCGAAGAACAAGGCGGACACCGATCTCAAGGCCGGCGAAGGCGCCGGCAACGAGGCGACTGGCGAAGGCGGCGACCAGTAGGTCATGCTCGCGCCTGTCCGCATCACGGCGCCGGATGCGGCGCCCGTCACGCTTGCCGAGGCGAAGGCGCATTGCCGTGTCGATCACAATGACGACGACACGCTGATCGGTGCGCTGATCGCCTCGGCGACCCAGTATTTCGACGGCTACACGGGCATCGTCGGGCGGGCTCTGGTCACGCAGAGCTGGGAGCAGCGCTTTGCGGGCTTCGGCTGCCTGCGACTTCTGGTCGGTCCCGTGACGTCGGTTACGAGCGTGACCTATTTCGACGGTAACAACGAAGAGCAAACGCTGGCCGATACGGTCTATCAGCTTTTCACCGATGCGCGTGGGCCCTACCTCGACCTCCAGCCCGATCAGTCCTGGCCTTCGATCTATGCGCGGCGGGATGCTGTCTCGGTGAAGTATGTCGCCGGCGATGAAGTGGCGGAGGTTCCCGCGCCGCTCAAGTCCGCCATCCTCCTGATGGTCGGGCACCTCTACGAGCACCGCGAGGCGGTGACGGATGTGTCTCTTGGTGCGGCGCCTCTCGCAGTGGATGCGCTGATCGCACCTTATCGTCGAGTGGGCCTGTGAGGGAGACCGGCGCGGCGCACTCGACCGCCGGATCACGATCGAGCGGGCCGGCGAAGGCGTGGCGAACGGCTTCAACGAGACCGAGAAGCCGTGGAGCACGCTGGTCACCCGTTGGGCGGGACGGGAGGATGTGCGCGACACCGAGAAAGCGGCGGCCGATCAAGTCGGCGCAACCGTGATGAGCCGCTTCACGGTGCGGTCCGATAGTGGAACGCGCGGTGTCACCGCCAAGGATCGTATCCGCCATGACGGCTGGGTCTGGAATATCACCGGCATCAAAGAGACCCGTCACGGGCGCGGCCGCTATCTGGAGATCACCGCCGTGCGCGAGGCTGATTGATGGCTCGTCAGACCGTTCGGGTCGAAGGTCTGCGGGAACTGGATCGTGCGTTGGGCGAATTGCCGAAGCGAACCGGAAAGGCGGTGCTTCGACGCGTGCTCAAGAAGGCGAGCGAACCTCTGGCGGCGGAGATGGAGGCGGGAGCTCCGGTGGCCGCCGGCGAGCTTAAAGAGAGCGTTGCCGCTAGCACGAAACTGAGTGCTCGACAGAAGCGCATTCAGAAGCGCGCCACGGCGCGGGAGGACAAGGCGACGGCCGAATTCTATGTGGGCGCAGGCGCACTGCCGCAAGCCCATCTGCAGGAGTTCGGCACCAAGGACCAACCGCCGCAGCCCTTCGCCCGCCCGGCCTGGGATCGCAATAAGATGGGAATCCTGCGGTCGATCAAGACCCTGCTCGCCAGCGAGATAAAGAAAGCGGCCGAGCGGATCAGGAAAAAGGGCTGAGCCGATGGAAGAGGCGCTGACGGCTCTGCTCGCTGATGTGGCCGGAGGCGAGCGGTATTGGGTGCGCGCGCCGCAAGGGACGGCGGCGCCCTATGTGGTGCTCAACGGCATCACCGGTAATCGGGACTACAACTCACAAGGGCCGTCCGGTTACGTCGAAAGCCGGGTTCAGATCGACTGCTACGGCGAGACCTACGGGTCCGCAAAGACCACGGCGCGCGCGGTGCGGTCGGCGCTGTCCGGCGTTCGCAGCGGCGCGCTGCTGGGCGTCTTCATCGATAGCGAACGCGACTTCCCGGCCGCCGATGCCGAAGAGGTCAATCGCATGTTCCGCGTCTCGATCGACATCATAGTTCATCATCAGGAGACATAGAGATGGCAGAGTCGGAAGCCTTGATTGGCTATGGAAACCTCTACGAGGTGTCGGAAGACGACGGTGACACCTGGTTTACAGTCGGCGAGACGGTGGATATCACGCCGCCCGAGATGAGCGTTGGCGAGGAAGAGGTCACGCATACCCAGTCGCCGGACTCCACGCGGGAATTTATCCCCACCCTCATCGATCCAGGCTCCATGAGCTTCGGCATCAATTGGATTCCCGGTAATCCGACTGAGGTCAAGATCGTCGGCTGGAAGGTTCAGCGGAAGAAGCTGATGCACCGCGTCACATATCCCAATGGGGTGGTGTGGACGTGGAAGGGGCACTTTGCCAGTTTCGCGCCTACCGCGCCGAACGAAGGCAAACTCGCCGCCGATGTCAGCGTTCGCTGCTCGTCCATGCGCGTTCTGACTCCGGCCGCCGCTCCGGCCAATTTGATCCTGCCCGCCATTTCCGGCGTTGCGCAGGTCGACAACAAGCTCACTGCCATCGAAGGGATTTGGACCGGGGCGCCGACCTTCGCCTATCAGTGGAAGGCCGACGATTCCGACATCTCCGGAGCGACGGAGAAGACATACACCCCCGTGGTGGGCGATGTGGACGCCGTACTGACCGTGGAGATTACCGCCACCAATGCCGTCGGCAGCCAGGCGTCCGAGAGCGCCGCGACGCCTGCCGTGATTGCGGCCGCGTAACCGGGAGGCTTTCATGGCAAATCCGCATCGTGGTGGTGTCCCACTCAAGGCAGGCGACACCACCTACACGCTTTCGTTCTCCCACAATGCCCTCTGCGAGCTGGAGGATGCGTTGGATCAATCGATCGCCGCGATCATCGACTCGTTCGGCAGTGGGGATCTGGATATGCGGCGACTTCGCACTCTCGTGTGGGCGGGTCTGCGAGACCATCACAAGGAGATGGGCCTCGAGGATGCCGGCGACGTCGCATCCGCGGCCGGCCTTGAAGCCACAGCCGCTGCCATCGGCGAAGCCTTCCAGCTTGCCATGCCGGAACAGAAGGCCGGCGCAAAGGAAAACCCTCCGAAGGCGGCGAAGGCTTAGATCCGCTTTCGCTGCAACGGTCATGGGTGCGGGCCGGTCAGGATCCGGAGCTTTTCTGGAAGCTCACGCCCCGAGAGACCCAGAACATTCTCGACGGGTACGTCGAACGCCTGGCCGACCAGTATAACGAACGGGCGTGGCTGGCCTGGCACACGGCCTGGCTGACTGCTTACGCGCCTCAGAAGTCCACACAGTTCGTGAAGCTCAAGTCCCTCTTGCACGACGCTGAACCGCGCTCGCGGCCAATGCAGTCGATGGAAGAGCAGATTTCGGTCGCCCAAATGTGGGCGGTAGCGTTGAGCGGGAGAGGCTAATGACGGGAAGCGTAATCGGCGCGCTGCGCGTCAATCTCGCACTCAACAGCGCCCAGTTCGAAGACGGGCTAAGGAGCGCGCGCAAGAGCCTCCAGCGCGTCGGCAAATCCCTGCAGGACACGGGCCGGAATCTGAGTCTCTCCCTTACGCTTCCGATCGTGGCGGCGAGCGCAGGGCTGATCAAACTCGCCTCGGATGCCACGGAGAGCGAAAACCTGTTCGCGGTGGCCATGGGCGATATGGCCGACCGGGCGCGCGACTTTTCGGAACAGCTCGGCAAAGCCGTGGGGCTCAACCCATACGAGACCCGGAAGACGATCGCGACGTTCTTCCAAATGACCACGGCTATGGGTATCAGCCGCGCGGCCGCTTTCGATATGTCAAAGGGCCTGGCGCAGCTCACGGGCGACTTGGCTTCGTTCTTCAATCTCTCCCCCGACGATGCCTTCCAGAAGCTGCAGTCCGGCATCTCCGGTGAGATCGAGCCGCTGCGGCGGCTTGGTGTCAGCGTCAGCGAAACCAACGTCAAGATGACGCTGATGCGGATGGGGCTCATCCAGGGCAATGAAAAGCTGACAGAGCAGCAGAAGATCCTCGGCCGCTACATCACGATCCTCGATCAAACGTCGAATGCGCAGGGCGATTTGGCGCGGACGCTGGATAGTCCGGCGAACATGATGCGTGTACTCGGCTCGAAGTTCGAGGAAGCGGCCACCAAACTCGGCAATACACTTTTGCCCATCTTCCAGCGGTTCATGGCGGAAGTCGGCGGCCCTGCATTGGGCGCGCTGCAACTCCTCGTCGATAGGTTCAGCGCGCTTGATCCCTCGATCCAGAATGTCGTGATCGCCATGGCCGCACTCGCAGCGGCAACGGGGCCGCTGCTGTTCGTATTCGGCGGGTTCTTCCGGGTTGTCTCCTCAGTTATTGGCCCCCTCACGGCCCTGACGAAGCTGATCGCCGCCGGTAAGGTTCTGGATGCTCTTACGATCTTCCGGTCCAAATGGGCGCTGATTGCTGCTGCCGTTCTGGGTGCCGCCGCCGGCGTGGCCTATTTCAGCGGTGTGTGGGACGACTTCAAAAAGAAGATCGAAGGGCTGAACATTTTCGCGGGCCTCGGTGACGACGCGGGCGCCTTCGCCAAGATCCTGAACGATGAGGCTGTGAAGGCATTCAAGGATCTGTCGAGCGGAGCCGGTGGGGCGGCAGAGGCCGCGGCCGCGCTCAAGCGTCAAATGGACGAGGGCCGCCAGGTGTTCGAGCAAACTCGCACGCCGGTCGAGCAATTGCGTATGGAGTTCGAGCGGCTTCAGGGTCTTTTGAATGCCGGGGCGATCGATTGGGACACCTACACGCGGGCAATAGGGCAAGCGCAGGATCAGTTCGACGAACTCAGCCGGCGCAGCTCCGAGGCATTCCAACAGATCGAAGAGGCGACCCAGGCGGTCACCGACGGTATGGACCGCGCGTTCAGCGACTTTGTCGAGAACGGAAAGGTGAATTTCAAGGAGCTCGCCGGCTCGATCCTGCAGGACCTGGCGCGTATCACCTTCGCGCAGACCGTCACTGGTCCGCTCGGGGGTGCGCTGTCGAGCGGGCTGGGCGGCCTCTTCGGATTTGCTAAAGGCGGTTCGTTCAAGGTCGGCGGCTCCGGGGGGACGGACAGCCAACTTGTCGCGTTTCGCGCTTCGCCGAACGAACGGGTGTCGGTGACGACGCCACAGCAGGAGGCCGCACGCGGCGTCGGCGGGGTGACCATCCATTCCTCGATCGATGCGCGGGGCTCCGATATGACCGAATCCCGCTTCCGGCAGATCCTCGACGAGCGCGATCGCGACCTGGGCAGGAAGGTCGTGACGATCATGAAGGAGTCTCGTTCCCGGAGGATCGGCTAGATGGCGATCAGCTTCCCGCGGGTGATCCCGGACGCGCTGAAGCTCGTCGGGCTCGACTTCAATATCGAGCCGATGGATGCGCAGACGCCGCTGCGGTCGGGCAAGGTCATCTCCAAGGATCTGGGGCCTGCACTCTGGCGGGCCAGCTTCACGACGCCGCCGCGCACGGAAGACCAGTGGCGGGAGCTGCAGGCCTGGTACATGACGCTTCGGAGCCTGGAGTCGTTCTACGCCTATCACAATCTCCGCCAGTATCCGAAGGCGTACCCGGACGGGTTCGACGGGCTGGAGGTTGGCGGCAATCCGTTCGACGGGTTCGCAAGCCTGGAGGGTGCCACAGGCGGCGTTGTTCTCAGCCTGGGCTCGCTCCCGGAAACCTTCGCTTTTGCCGTTGGCGACTTCCTGTCGTTCTCCTACGGCACGTCTCAGGCGCTACACATGATCGTGGCCGGTGGTGTGGCCGATGCGTCCGGCGAGGTGGACGTGGAGGTGCGGCCGCATATCCAGCCGGGCTGGACGGCCGACACGCCCGTGCGGCTCCACCGCGCCTATGCCGAGATGAAGATCGTTCCGGGCAGCTTTTCCGGCCCGACCGACGTCAAGTCGCTGACCTCGGTCAGCTTCGAAGCCATCCAGACACTCGACTGATCCATGCTCGACCTTTCGACGGCGCAGCGCGCGGCCCTGGCCAGCGGACAGGTGAAGCGCGCGCTCTTCCTATGGTGCGACGCGCTCGACCCGGACACTGGCGGACCTGCGCCGGCGGGCTTCTGGACGGGCAAGGGTTCGGTGGAGATCGGCGGGCGGACCTATTACGGCTCGGGCGCGCTCATCAAGCCGGAGGCGATCTCGGCCGTCAGCGACATGAGCATCCAGGGGATGAAGGTCACCCTCTCGGGGCTCGACCCGGAGACCAACGCCCTGGTGCGCGGCTCGACGGTGGGGCAGCGGCCGATCGAGCTGCATACGGGCATCTTCGATCCGCGCACTCATGAGCTGATCGGCGATCTCATCCCCCGTTTCGTCGGCATCGTGGACGATGCGGAGATCGTGACGCCGGAAGCGGGCGGCACGGGCGGCAATGCCCTGACCTGCGAAAGCCATGCGCGCGCCCTGACCATCAGCCGGACGGACACAAGGAGCAGCGCGAGCCAGCACCAGCGCGACCCGAACGACGACTTCTACAAGTACACCTCCGCGCAGCGCGGCAAGCCGATCTATTTCGGGCGGAAGAAGTGATGCGAAACCCGCGCCTCGTCATCCATGGGGAATATGAGCGGGCCAAGCTGGAGCCCTTCAACTGGGGACGGCACGACTGCCTGCTCTGGTGCGCCGATTGCGCGAAAGCGTTCACCGGCAAAGATCCCGCCGCGAGGTTGCGCGGCCGCTACAGCACGGCGCTCGGCGCGAAGCGCGTCATGACGACGGAGGGCTGGAGCGACATGGCGGACGTGGCGCGCTCCATGTTTCCGGAGATCCCGGTCGCATCCGCGCGCTCCGGCGATTGGGCGCAGATCATCAATGAAGACGGAACCGATACGCTCGGGGTGGTGATGGCCGGCATGATCGTGGCGCGCACGGAGAAGAACGGGCTGGGGCAGGTGCCGCTGACCCATGCGGCCAAGGCGTTCCGGGTCGGTTAGCATGCGCAGCATTGCCGTTCTCGCGATCGCCGTGCTTCTGGCCAGCACGGCGCCGGCCCATGCCGCCTTCCTGGTCGCGCCGATTATTGCGGCCGTCGGCGCCGTCGGCAGTGCAATCACCGCCGGTGGTATCGTCGGAAGCCTTGCCGGGAGCGCGCTGGCGTACGGCGCCAGCTATATCGCTGGGCAACTGCTGAAGCCCAAGGAGAAGCCACTACCGAAGATTACGGCTCCAACTGCGACAGGTCCACGCGCACAGACACGCCCGGCGGCGTCGAGCTTGACATCCGCGCCGATGCGGACGTGCCTCAAAGCCTGATCGTGGGGCGGGCGGTGACCGCCGGCTCCCGGGTCTACGCCGAGACCTACGGAAAGCGCGGCCCGACCGACAACTCCGACCTGGTCGAGATTATCGCGATTGCCGACCACCCGTGCGAAGGGCTGGTCAAAGTGTTCGTCGAAGAGGCGGCCGCGACCCTGGAGGGCACGGGCGCGACCCAGACGGTCGCGGGATATGACGACAAGCTGTCGATCCGCTTCCTTGCCGGCAACCAGACCCAGGCCGATTCCTACACGGTCGACAAGCTGTTCGGCCATTCGCGCCGGCCCTGGACCGACGACATGGTTGGGCGCGGCATCGCTTATGCCCGCGCGCACTACGTCTACGACGCGGAGAAGATCTACGGGCCGCTCCCTTGGCGCTTCGTGGTGGACGGCGCGAAGCTCTACGATCCGCGCAAGGATTCCACCGTGGCCGGCGGCTCCGGCTCCCATCGCTGGAACGACCTTTCGACCCATGAATGGTCGGCCAACCTGGCGGTGATCGCCTACAACATCCTTCGGGGCATCCGGGTGGCGGATGCGGACGGCATCCCGCGCCACTTCTACGGCATCGAAGGAACGCCGGCATCGGCCCTGCCGCTCGACAACTGGTTCGCCGCCATGAACGAGGCGGATCTGGAGATCGACGGCGAGCCGCAGTTTCACGGCGGTGCGGAGATCGGCGTCAATGTCGAGCCGCACGAGACGCTGCAATCCCTGCTGCGGGCCTGCGGCGGCCGCCTGGTCGAGAATGGCGGCGTCTGGAAGATCTATATGGGGCCGCCCGGCCTGCCCGTGGCGTCCATCACCGATGGGGATCTGCGCGCGGACCAGGAGGATGTCTTCCGGCCCATCCTACCGCTGGAGCAGCGCGTCAACTATCTGACCGCGCAGTTTACCGACAGCCGCACCTGGCTGCCGCGGGTTGCGCCGCCGCGGCGGGACGAAGCGGCCGAGGCGCGGGACGGGCGGCGTATCTCCGCCGATCTCGACGTGCCGTGGGTGCAGAGCGTGTCTCACGTTCAGCGGCTGCAGAAGCAGCTGCTGGCGCGGAGCCGCCAGGAGCGCCGCCACACGATCCCGCTCGGGCCGGAGCATTGGGGGCTGGAGCCCGGCGACGTGATCGCCTGGACGAGCGCGGCGAACGGTTACGACAACAAGCATTTCGAGATCGAGGCGGTCGAGGACGATCATGACTTCAACATCACCGTTTCGGTGATCGAGGTCGATCCGGACGATTACGAGTGGGACGCGGAGACCGATTTCGTCGAGGTCCCGGTCATCGTGCCGACCACCGATTTCCCGGCCGCCCAGGAGGTGCCGGACTTCGCCGTCGAGGGCGCGGTGATCGCGACCGGACCCGGCGGCCGCCGCGCGGCGATCTACGCGACCTGGACGGACCCGGAGAATGCCGACCTCGAAAGCGTGATCATGGAGGTGCGGCCGTTCGACGAGCCGGATAATATCTGGGAGGTGCGCTCGGACGATCCGCCGTCCCAGGGGCGCATGATCACGGCGGGGATCGAGGCGCTGACCACCTATCAGGTGCGCGCCTATTTTTACAGCCGGAATGGCTATGCGGTGGAGAAGACGGGGTGGATCTCCGTTCTTACGCCAGAGGCCGGGATCGATATTGTTGATCTGAGCGACACGCTCCAGGCGCGCAACAAGCAGCTCGATATCGCCTCCGGCGCCTCGCTGGCGCGTGGCCTGCTGGCGGCCGAAGGGCGCCTTGATCAGCTTAGCATCACGCTTTTGGAGATGCTCGGCACCTTGGACGCCCAAGACCAAGCCTATCAGCAGGTGACCGGAGCCGTCATCGACTCCAACCTGATCGAGGTAAAGGCCGAAGCGATCTCTCGGGCGAAGGCGCTGCAATTGCTGGTCGCGGAGGTCGATGACGACGTGAACGCGCTGGCTCAGGCGTTCACGGCGGTGTTTGCCCAGAGCGAGCATGGCGACGCGGCCGCGCTGTTCCGCTTGATCGCCCAGGCGACGCCATCCGAGGTGCTGGCGCGCATCGCCCTGGAGGTGAAGTCGGAATCCTCGGAGTTCGGCGCGAACTCGGCGGGGCTCTATCTCGACGTCTACGAAGAGATCGGCACGGTCGCGCAGATCATCGCCGAGCGCTTCCTGGTCTCCCAGCCCGATGCGGAAGGCGGCGACCCGAAACCCGCCTTTGGCGTCTCGAATGTGAACGGCACGCCGACCATCACCCTGCTGGCCGAACTCGTCGCCGACAACTTGATCAAGGCCCGGATGATCGAGGCCTACGCGATCACCTCGGACAAGATCAACGCCCAGGCGGTGACGGCAGACAAAGTCGCCGCCGGCGCGATCACCGCCGGGAAACTCGCGGCTCGCGCAGTGAGTGCCGACAAGATCGCGGCGCGGACGATCACGGTCGACGAGATCAAGGTCGGCACGCTTCCGGATCCGGGCTCCTCCTCCGGAAGCTTCGAAGCCAGAAGCTCGACTTACGAAACCGTTGCATCAGTCACAGTCGACATCGACAGCAGCGTTCGGGGGCTACTGCTGACCGCACAGACGGTTGGGACTGTGTACTGGAACAATCCGGGCAGCGATCCGGTAGGGCGCGGCCGCGCCCGCGCCAGGCTGGTTGTCGGCGGTACGGGCGAGGTCTTCGAGCTGCTGACGGACGGTCAGAGCGACGGATCGTTCGTCACCCTGCCTCTTCTCAGAATGCTGACAGGTGGGCAAATCCCGACAGCTGGCAGTCGCACGGTGACCCTTCAGGTCTCATGCCCTCCGTCGGGCGGCGCCCCGAACGGAACGTGGCGCTACCAAGGCTCGGGCTATCTCGGCGTGCTGGTCAACAGGGCTTAGGGGACGCGTAGCGCATGAGCATTCCAACCCGTTTCGACGATGGCACGATCTCGATCGAAACCGACAGCGCGACGGTGGTCGGCATCGGCACGGCCTTTTCGACCGTCGCCCGCAAGAATTCGATGCTGGTCGTGCCGCGCGCCGGCGGCGGATGGGTGCTGGTCGGCTTCGTGGCGTCTGACCCGGAGTCCGCCGACGAAGAGGATCACCCGCAGGATCTGGAAATCGAGCTTGCGGCGCCCTGGACCGGCGACCCGCTGGAGGATGAAAACTATCAGCTTATTGCTTGGCGCGCCGGCGCAGACCTTGCGGAGCAGTTTCTCCTGCTTTGGGGGCGCATCTCGGGTAAGGGGCTCTTCTTCGTCACGGACGGCATTCCGACTGCCGATATCGGTCGCGACAACGACGTCGCCTTCGTGCCCTATACCCAGCAGCTCTACGCCAAGGTTGCCGGTATCTGGCAGCTCATCAACCGCCCGATTGCGCCCAACCAGACCGTGGAGACGGCGGCCGGGCTCGATGACTACGCCGACGAAGATACGGGCTTCACCGTCTTCGTTGAGGACGAGCAGGCCTCCTACATGCTTGCGACGTCCGGAGAGTGGATCGGGCCGATCTACATCAGGGGCCAAGCAGCGGCGCTAGCCGAAATCCTCGCAGCGGCAATTCCGAACGAGGGCACCGATGCGGAAACCTTGGCGCTCGGCCTGGCCGATGGGGACGCCTTGTTCCACACATTCGAGATCGCAGACGACCGGACGCTCGGCTTTCCCACGAACGTGCCGAATGCGGGCGTGAGCTTTTATGTCGAGATCAAGCAGGATGCGAACGGCGGCCACGCGCTGGCATATGCCGAGGGGTATGAGGGGACGGATGGGCGCCTACCGCTAATCGCGGACGAGCCCGCCGCCGAGACCCTGCTGGCGATCTTTGTGCGGTCGATCGACCCGCCGCGCGCCTTCGTGTTCAGAACCGGGAGAAACTTCGGGGCAGGCTCATGATTCCCGGCCTGCCTGGACTGGCCGCATTCGGCGATCTTGTCCAGCCGCTGGCGCGCGCTGCGCTGCAGGCCGAGGCGGATGCGGATGGCCGCCGCATTGCCCGCACGCCTGGCGCGGCCGGAATCGAGGTGTCAACGGGGCGCGGCGGTTTCGACTCCGGCTTCGACCTTGGCTTTCAGGTGGCCGATACGAGCCCATCGCGGCGCATCGCCCGCACGCCCGGCACGGCCGATGTCAGCATCGGGGCCCGCGCCGGGGCCCGCGCTATTCAGGCCGGGTTCGGCAGCGCGGCGATCGCGATCGACGCCGCCGGTGCGGCCAAGCGTATCCGGTACGGAAGCGGCGCGGCAGCGCTAAGCCTGGATGTCGCCGGCGAGGCGCGGCGCATCGCCCGCACACCGGGGCAGGTGGCCGATGGAAGCCTGGACGCCGGAGGCGAAGGCCGGAGGATCGGGCGCAGTCCCGCTTCTGTCGATCTGGCCGCAGATACGAGCGCTACCGGACAGCGCACGGCGCGGTCACCCGGTGCGGCGCAGGTCTCGTTGACCGCCGAAGCGCAAGCGCACCGCATTCGCACCTCGACGGCTTCAGCCACCGTTTTGCTGACCGCCGAGGGCATCGCCAAGGTCATTGCCCGTGCGGCGGGCGAAGCGGCTATTGCATTCGCCGCCACGGCCGGCGCCCGCGCATCAAGCGGACGGCGGGAACGGCAGCCATGACGCTGGGGGCGACCGGCGTCTCGCGGCGCGTCGCGCGCGTCGACGGTGCCGCCGCCATCGCCATTACCGCCACCGGCATCGCCGGCAAGGTGGTCGGCGGGTCCGGGTTCAGCTCCGGGTTCGACCCGCTCGCCTTCAAGTAACGCCATCAACACGACTGCACCGGCCGTCCCTCGAGGCGGCTTTTTTTATGGAAGGAACGATCGATGTCCAAGATGTCCGATTATCTCGAAGCGAAGGTGCTCGACCACGTGCTGGGCGTCGCCGCCTACACCATGCCGGGCCAGGTTTATCTGGGTCTCTTCACCTCCGATCCCGCCGACGACGACTCGGGCGACGAGGTGGCGGCCGGCAACGGCTATGCCCGGCAGGCGATCGACTTCAATGCCGCCTCCGGAGACGACCCGACCTTCTCGACCAATGACGGTCAGCTCCTCTTCACCGCCGCCGGCGCAGACTGGGGCACGATCAGCCATTTCGGCCTTTTCGACGCGTCGAGCGCAGGAAATCTGCTGATCCACGGCGCCTTCGACGAGCCCAAGCTCATCGAGGACGGGGACAGCTTCGACGTCGGCGACGAGACCATCACGGTCACGGCCGCCTAAGCCTTCCCAACGCCCCAGACCAGACATCACACCAGGAGCGAGCGATGACCGTTAAGAGCCGCGCCGATCTGAACTCGGACGCGAATACGCTGCTGCCCGACAATACGACCGGCGATATCAGTCCAGCCGACATCCGAGGGCGGATCGAGGATCTGGCCGACAGCAGCTTCAATCCATCCGACGATGACGCCTCGGATATCGCGCTGGCGGAAGAGGTGCTGGGGCAGGATAACGCCCAGGCGGCGATTGAGGCGCTGGCGGCTCGCTTCATCGGTGCCCTCCTGCCGTTCACAGGCGATGAGGAACCCGAGTGGGGGGTCTTCCCCGATGGCGCCGAGTATGATCGCGAGGATTACCCATCCTGGTGGGAATGGATTCAGACGAGCGGCAATTTGGCCGCCAGTCAGGGGACGAAGACAGCTGGCGAGTACGGCCCGGGCGATGGGTCGACCACCTTCACCGTTCCCGATCTTGCATCATCGAAGCGCTTTGTCCGCATGGCGGATGGCAGCACTCTTTTGTGTGGCGCGATCCAAGCGGACGGGGCGCCGGATATCACGGGACAATTGCAGGAAGGTTCGGACCGTGTCGCCATTAATGGCGGAACCGGCGCGTTCTCAAAAGCGGGGCCTTCTAGTCATGCTGGCGACATCGGCGCTAGCGGCAGTCGCCAGGAAAACACCAACTTCGCGGCGTCGGCATCGAACGCTAAATACGGCGCCGCCTCGGAGATCCGGCCAATCTCGGTCGCTTACCCGTATGTCATCGTTCACGGAGGGCTCGGCGCATGACCCGATACTATCGCTTCAACCCGGAAAGCTATGAATACACCGACGAATACGTCGAATCGGACAAGATCTTTCCGGCCGACCATGCATCGCTCACACCGGTGGAGCCTCCCGAGTCCGAGGACGGCTTTGCGAGACGGTGGAATGGTGATCAGTGGGAGGTCGTCGAAGATCATCGCGGGAAGACTGTTTACCTTGTCGCGGCACGCCGTAGCGATGCTGGGGACTTGATCGGCAGCCTTGGCCAGGCCATCGAAATCACGGTGCTAGGCTCGTTGCCAGACGATGTGACGGAGTTGAAGCCAGGGCCGTATGACCTCTGGGACGCTACCAACTGTGAGTGGGTACCTGATCGACTCGCGATGATAGAAGCTGTGAAGGGGGAAGCGCAGCGGCGCATTTCCGCAGTGATGCCGCGCTGGATGATCGACAGGGAGATATCTGGAGGAACTGCAGTTCCCAGAGAGGCAAAGGATGCAGCGGCGGTCATTCGTGAAAGATCGAATGAATTGGAAGCGATGTCGCCCATTCCTCCCGACTTCACCGCCGATATCTACTGGTGCTGATCGCGCTCACCGGTTGCCGTCAGGAGTAGTCCATGCCGTGGTGCCAACCGTGCGCTTGCCGCGCGGCGGATGATAGGGAAAGTCAGGTTCGTATTTTGCCGGGTCTATGTCCCCGTCCGAGGCTCTCGGCGCGACGATGTGGCTTCGCTCTTCCGATAGGTCACGGCTCAGGAGGAACTCCAAGTCACAGAAATCCACATCGTGAATGCGTTCGACCATGTAGGGCCGGTCGCTGACTTCTTCGGGCTTTACTGCCTTGGCTAGAAGGGTCACACGGTGAGGCGAGGTCAGTTTCCGAGTAGCGATGACCTCAAAGCTGAAGAGCCTCATATAGCCCATCAGAGCGGCCAAGGTAGGCACCGAATAGGTCTTGGCGTTGGGGACCATTTCGGTTTCGGAATTGAGAAAGATAGCGGCGCGCTCCTCATCGGGATAATAGGGCGTTTCCATAAAGAATAGCCTCCGGCCTTGAGCAGCTTACGGCATTCGGTGAATGCGCTTGCCGGGTTGATCATGTGGTAGATCACGCCGGCGCACAGGATGAGGTCGAACTGGCCCCGGCCAAAGTGCGCAACCATATCCTTGAGTTGCAGGTCGGGGTGGTAGTCAATCCCGTCGAGCCCGAGAGCGTCCCGCACCACGGCGAATTTCTCGCGCCCGAAAGAATTGGTTGAATGGACCTGCGATGCGCCGAGCGCCCGCATTCCAAAGCTGGCCAAGCCATCGGAGCACCCGACGTCGAGAACCGTCATCCCGGAAAGATCGATCTCTTTGATCAAGTCCATGAAGCCGTAAAGAGTCGCGTTTTGGGGTTCACCTGGTTTGAACCTACCGCTCGTGGCGAAGTCCCCCATGTCGATCGAGTGAAACCACCGTTCGTTCGAGAGCCGTCGCTCCAGGTCCGTGCTCATTGATCCTCGCAACTTCCCGCTTCTGACGCGGCGCAACCTTAGTTAGCAGGCGGCTCAGGGGCAACTTGGAAAACCGGAGTTTTGACCATGCGAGCATTTCTCGCCGCGCTGGTGCTTTGCCTGGCGCCGGCCGCCTGCACGCCGGCGTACGCGGCCTTCCCGTTCGCCCTGTTCGGCGGGATGGGCCATGGGGCCGGGGGCATGCCCTGGCTGCAGGCCGCCATGGCCGATATCGGCACCAACCCAACCGGCTGGAGCCGCCAATGGTGCGGCCGCTACATGCGCACGGTGATGCCCAACCCGATCGCCTCGGACCGGGCGATCGACTGGCGGCACTACGGCAAGGCGTTGCCGGGCCCGAAGGTGGGGGCCGTGGCGGTCATGCCCCATCACGTGGGCATCGTGACGGCGTTCGACGCCTCCAGCGTGACCCTGGTCTCCGGCAATCACTCGGGCCGGCCGGGCGCGCGGACGGTGGGGGTGGGGCGCTATCCGCGCTCGCGCATCGTCGCCTATCGCTGGCCCTGACGCGCTTGCCCGCATCCGGGGGCGGGGGCCCCTTCGACTGCCAAACCTAGGAAAAGGGGAAGCCGCTTATGTGGCACATCATCCAGCATCTGATGGAGGAAAGCGTGCAGCACATCATCGCCAAAACGTCGAGCGCACAGGTGGCGACGGCGGCGATCACGGCCGGCGCGACCGGCGGCGCCCTGGCCTCTGTGACGCCCGAGATCGTCCTGCCCTGGCTGCAGCTGATCGCCGTGGCCTTCGCAATCCTCTCCGGTATGCTCGGCTCCGCCGTGGCTGCCCTCAAGCTTTATGAGCTTCGCCGCCGGATGCGCGGCGAAAGCGTGGCCAAGTAGCGCCTCCGCAGCCGGCTGTGCGGCGCCGCCTGTCCTGCCCGCACGATCACCCACCAAAATCGGAGATTGAGATGAGCCAACGAGCTGTGGCCGCGCTGGCGGCTGCCGTCAGCATGGGGCTGGTCGTGTTTACCGGCACGTATCTGACTGAGCCGTGGGAGGGTAAACGCAACCTCGCCTATTACGACTATCTCGGTCGAACCTGGACCTATGGGTTCGGGGAGACGAGGGGCGTAAAGAAGGGCGATTACTGCTCGGATGCCGAGTGCAGCCGCATGCTCTACGAGCGCCTGGAGAAGGACTATCACCAGCCGCTCCAGCGCTGCGTCGACAACTTCGACACCCTGCCGATCGGCCTTCAGGCCTCCATGTTGGATGCCGCCTACAATGTCGGCGTCGGCGCCATCTGCAAATCGACAGCCGCGCGCCGTGCCCGGGCGAAGGATTATCGCGGCGCCTGCAATGCGCTGACCTGGTTCAACAAGGCAGGCGGCCGGGTGGTGCGGGGCCTGAAGCTACGCCGCGAGTACGGCGACACGTATCGCATCGGCGAGCTGGAGATCTGCCTCACCAGCGTCGAGCAGGAAAGCAAGCGATGATCGGCAATCTCATCGGCAATCTCTTCGCCTCCCTCTTCTCCGGCATCTGGACGCTGCTCATGCTGGCGCTGATCGGCGGGTTCGCCGGCGGCGTGATCTATTTCGCCGGCCGGCTCGCCGGCGGGATCAAGGGCGCGGCTGTAGGCGCCTGCGTCGGCACCGTGCTGACGGTGGGCGTCTATTACTCCGGCGTCGTCGACCAGTTCTCATCGGCCCGCGACAAGGCTGAGATCGCCCGGCTGGAAGCCGCCAACCGGAAGCTCACCCACGATCTGGCGGCCCTGAACGACGTGCGCGATTTCGAGCAGCGCCAGGCGGCGAAGCGCGAAGCCCAGCTCGAGGAAGCGAAGGAATCGGCGGCGCATCTGCAAGAGGTGATCGACCGCCACGAGGGGCGGGACGAGGAGGCCTGCCCCATCGCCGTCTTCGAGGACGAGCTCGAAGCCATCCGGAACCTCAAATAGGAGACGAAGCCATGAAGGCTTTCAGGTTCGCGCTGGCGCTGGCCGGCGCGCTGGCCCTCGCTGTGTCTTTGGCGGGCTGCCAGAAGCAGGGCGCCCCGGACGTCTCGGTGCAGCTGCCCAAGGCGCCGGACTATTACGCCGCCTGTTTCGAGAAGCTGACCGACATCCCGCGCGACCGGCTCACCCGGCCCATGGCGGTGCGGCTGATCGGGCAGATCCGGCAATCGGAGCTGCGCAAGACCCGCTGCGGCAAGGATCTGCTCGACTGGTACGCCCGCGTCCGCCTGGCCTATGGGCGGTCCTGATGCTGACGGCGATCCCCATGGTGGTGCTGCTGGGCTGCAGCGCGCTGGCGGCCCAAAGCCCGGGCCCTTGCGCGTTCGCCGATCTTGAGCCCTGTCTCCGCCGCGCGGAGCAGCTGCAGCGCTTTTTCAAGCTGCCGGAGCCCATGACCTGCCAGATCCAGGTGGCAAGCGGAGGGCTGCCGGCATGATGAGCGTCTACGTGATCGCCGGCTGCCTCGCCTGGGGCGGGCCGAACGAATGCATCCGGCCGGATCTGCGGGCCTGCGAGACGCGGGCCGAAGAGGTGCGCCGGGAGCGGAAGCTGCCGGCGGCGCCGGTATGCGAGCTGAAGTGGCTGGGAGTGCGGTTCTGATGCGCGCCGAAACCGAGCTTCCGGAACTCGTTCAAGTGGCAATCGAAGGTGCCGCCTATAGCGGCGGTGGTCCCCGCGTTGATGCGCCCGCTACGGCGTCGCCTCGTCAGGCCGCGAGTGTGCGGAATCAGATGCGCCGCATCCTAGAAGATCTTCCGGCCGATGTGACGGTCGGAGAACTACTCGAAGCCTTGGAAGACTGGAAAGGAGAATGAGATGCCTGAAGTTGGTGAGAAGGTGATGCGCGCCAAGCTTGTCGTGAAATCCGTCGAACGGGTCGAGAGCGGCGAGAACATCAAAATGAGTGCCGTCTCGCGTGATGGTTCATATCCCGAAGATGGCTCGGATGAGGACAACACGTTTGCCAAGTTCTCGCCGTCCGCAACGTTCGAGCTCTTCTGCGCGAACGAGGCGCTGTTCGGAAAACTGAACCCCGGTGATCGGTACTATGTCGATTTCACGCGCGCACCGGATCGCCCGGGACGCTGATCGCGAGATAGCGCGGTTTCCCTAATCCCGCGCTTGCTGAAGCGCCTTCCTGCATGGGCGCTTCTCTCCACCGCAGCGGTGCTAGTCCCGCCGCTGCGACCCGGCCCGGTCTCTCTCTTCGGAGGGGGGCCGGGCTTTTTTGCGCTTTAAAGCTTCGAGAGCGGCTTGACGGCGCGACGAAGCCGAGGGACGTTGACCATGGTTACCTGTCCTGCGGCGCGCCGGCCGCAGGACATCCTGCGCCCAGCCTCTTCTCAGAGCGCTGGGCATTTTTTCGCACTGGTGTTTGAAAAGTGAAAGAGCCCCGGAAGGGCGTCACCAGGGCTCTTTCTAAGAGTCAGCACGCTTGAGTAAGGAAGAGCGCGCTGGGCATAAAGAAACATCGACCCGTAAAGTTAGGGTTACCGGCTTTCTGGCCAAGAGAAGGAGGCCTGGGAACTCGAAGCCCCATCGCGCGTTGTCTCGATCGGCATCGATCCACGGCGATCCTGCTAGCGATCGGTTCTCCTACCGTGTTCCCTGACCTAACCCGGCTTCCGACGGAGGCCGGGGTTTTTTTGGTCGGCATTATTTCGGCATCCGAACCGGAATTCTCACGCGCCGTCCTGAAACGATATCGGCCGGATCGATGACGTCGTTCGTCACCATGGCGATCATCACTTCGCTTTCGCGGTCGTTGAGACGCTTCTGCAGTTTCTCCCGTGCCATGTCCTGCGCTTCCTGCAGTGTGTCGCCTTCGCCATCGCAGCAGCCTATGGCGCAAGGGCTTACGCGGTAGCGGCCGCCCGGAGTGTAAATCACCTCGCATGCCCAATAGAACGTGATCATGAAATGCACCTTGAGATCGCGCGAACAAACAGTAGCTCCTCGGCCACAGGAAATGCCAATTAAACACTATTTCCGCCAGGGCCGCTAAGCCGAGTACTCCGCAAAGCCAACCATTGACGTCGTTCCTGTTTCGTTCTCATTCTCGTGCCCATGAGTCAGGAGCAAGAGTTCACGTTCAAGATCGAAGTCCTTGAGGATGCGGGGTGGTCGGTTGAGCATGTCATGGCGGGCGCCGATCAGCTTCTTGTGGCCTATGCGGCTTTCCATGAAACGGTGAAGCAGCGGCCTGGGCGGCGCGTGGTTCTCTGTCAGCGGGCGCGGATCATCGCGAAGAGCTGGGAGGACTGA